TAAGGAGGTGATCCATTGTCTACTACCGTCTTTGACGTGCTGAACGAAAAACTAACAGAGCTTAAAGGTTCTAGCGAAGAATTCTTAACCTCGGGTGGTCCTAAAGACTTTGCCGAGTATAAGGAGGTGTGCGGTGTGATTCGAGGTCTAAACGCTGCATTAAGAGAAGTAGGTGACCTTTCGCGTAACTATATGGATGATGACGATGACTGAAACAGTAACAGTTAGTGGGGTCGGCGCTGACGCGTCCGTATCCCCAGCAATGACTGCATTAGAGCTAAAGCGTAAAGAACGTATCGAAGTAGAAGCTATAGAAGAAGCAGAGCTAGAAGCCTCTATCCCTAAGCCAGTTGGCTACAGGGTACTCATTGCCTTACCTAACGTCGACGAGACCTTCGGGGAAAGCGGGCTTATTAAGGCAGAATCTACCCGTCGAGAGGAGTATATCCTGTCTACTGTTGGGTCTGTACTTGATATGGGTAATGAAGCCTATAGCGACAAAGAGCGTTTTCCTACTGGGCCTTGGTGCAAAGTAGGTGACCATGTGATGTTCCGAGCCAACACCGGTACGCGCTTTAAGGTGAATGGGCAGGAGTTTCGCTTAATGAATGACGACTCTATTGAGGCCGTCGTCGATGATCCGCGAGCAGTCTCGCGCGCATAAGGAATAGACCATGCCTAGACAAAATGTAGAGTTTGAATTTCCAGATCCCGATAAAGATGAATCATCTCAAGAAGTTGAGGTGGATATTGTCGAGGAAGACGCGCCCCTTGAAGTAGAAGGTGCCGTGGGCAGCGAAGCCATGAAGTCCGCCAAAGACACTATTAAGGCGGGTGAAGTAGAGATTGAGATAGAAGATGATACTCCTGAAGCGGATCGTGGGCGAAAGGCGTCTCCACCGCCAGAAGAAGTTACTAACGAGGAGCTAGAGAACTACTCCGAAAAAGTTAAAACCCGTATTAAGCACTTTAGTAAGGGCTACCACGATGAGCGTAGGGCTAAAGAAGAAGCCCAACGTGAGCGAGAAGCTTTAGAGGCGTACGCCAAAAACCTTATAGCGGAGAACAATAAGCTTAAAGGCTCAGTAGACCAGAGCCACAACACGCTTATCGAATCTGCCAAGAAACAAGTGGCTGGCGAGATGGCTTTGGCCCAACGCCAGTACAGAGAAGCGTACGAATCGGGGGAGCCAGATAAAGTTTTAGAGGCCCAAACTGCTCTGAACACTGCACAAATACGTTTGGAGAAAGTTAACGGGTTGAAACCTAAGCAAATTCAGGCTTTACAACCTCAAGAAACTCCTGTAGAACAGGCACCAACGGCACCTCAACCTCAAGTGCAGCGAGACGAAAAAGCAAACTCATGGCGCGATGATAACCCGTGGTTCGGCTCAGACGACGAGATGACTGCCTTTGCATTAGGGTTGCATAACAAGTTAACGAAAGATGGGGTAGACCCCCAATCAGATACTTACTACGAGAAAATCAACTCTCGTATGCGACAAGTATTTCCCGATCAGTTTGATGACGGGATAGAGGATGAACCAGAAGGGACTAAGAGAAAATCTAGCAATGTGGTTGCTCCCGCCTCGCGGAGCACAGGGCCTAAGAAGATTAGGCTAACGCAATCACAAGTAGCTATCGCAAAAAAACTCGGAGTACCACTGGAAACTTACGCCAAACAGGCTGCTGAACTAATGAGGAAACAATAATGGCTGCAAACAGACTAGATAGAGAGCTGGAATCTCGTGAAAAGACTGCCCGTAAGAAGTCGTGGAGTAGGCCAACTGTGTTGCCTGACCCCATTCCCCAAGACGGCTATAAGTTTCACTGGGTTCGCGTAAGCACTATGGGTCAACCTGATTCCACTAATGTGTCCTCAAAATTACGTGAAGGATGGGAGCCAGTACGCGCAGAAGATCACCCCGAGATATTTAGTGACGCCGTTGATGACGTGCGTTTCAAAGATAATGTCATCGTTGGCGGACTAATGCTGTGTAAGGCCCCATTAGAACTTGTCGCAGAGCGCACCGAGTACTATGACAATATGGCTCAGTCTCAGATGCGTTCAGTAGACAATAACTTAATGCGCGAAAATGACCCTCGTATGCCCCTGTTTAACGACAGGAAAACAAAGGTTACTTTCGGCAAAGGAAATTAAACTTAGGAGTTATATACAATGGCTTATCCAACAGTCAGTGCTCCCTACGGCTTTCAAGCAATTAACCGTGTAGACGGTACGCCTTATGCAGGTCAGACTCGCCTTATTCCTATAGCGAGCACCTACAATACGGCTATCTTCGCAGGTGATTTGGTTCAAATCGTAGCGGCAGGCACAATCCAGAAGTTTGCTGGCACTACTACTGGCTCCCCTGCGGGCGTCTGTGTAGGTGTTCAGTATGTCAATTCATTGGGCCAGTTCACACCGGCTCAGTACTACCCCGGCACTAGCGTTACTGACGCTTACGCTATCGTAGTTGACGATCCAATGGCGGCGTTTAAAGTTGCTGTAACTGCTGCTAACAGCACCATGTCCTCGGCAGCTCGCGCTGGTGTAGGTTCTAACATGTCTGTTTTAGCAGGCACGGGGGATACCGCTACTGGTAACTCTGGTGCGTCAGTATTAGCGGGTTCAGAGGCTAATACAGCGGGTCTGGTTGTGCGAGTTATCGACACAGTAGACGAAACTAAAACTGCTGCTGATACTTTTGTGGAGCTGATCGTCAAGATCAACCTGCACCAGTACAACAACACAACCGGCGTATAAGGAGACTAGCAGATGGCTATTTCAAGAGCGCAACTCCTTAAGGAGCTACTACCGGGTCTAAACGCCCTATTCGGCCTCGAATACGCTAAGTATGGTGATGAGGCTGCTGAAATCTTCGAGACTGAATCTTCGGATCGTTCTTTTGAAGAAGAAACTAAGTTGTCTGGTTTCAGTGCCGCACCTGTTAAAGGTGAAGGTTCTGCAATCGAGTATGACAATGCGCAAGAAGCGTGGACTGCTCGTTACACTCACGAGACAGTTGCAATGGGCTTCTCGCTCACTGAAGAAGCAATCGAAGATAACCTCTACGATTCACTCTCTTCACGTTATACAAAGGCACTTGCCCGCGCTATGGCGTACACTAAGCAAGTTAAGGGTGCTAGCATCCTAAACAACGCATTCGCTGCTGGTACTACGTACGGTGATGGACAGACTCTCTGTTCAACTGCTCACCCTCTCGTATCTGGTGGTGTAAACTCAAACCGTCCTGCTGTTGCTGCTGACCTTAACGAGGCTTCACTCGAAGCTGCTGTTATTCAGATTGCTGGTTGGACTGATGAGCGCGGCCTGCTTATTGCTGCTAAGCCTAAGACTCTGGTTATCCCACCGGCACTGCAATTCGTTGCTACTCGCCTGTTGGATACTACTCTTCGTGTGGCTACAGCGGATAACGACATCAACGCACTGAACAACAATGGTTCAATCCCCGGTGGTTATAAAGTTAACAACTACCTGACTGACACCAATGCTTGGTTCTTGATGACTGACATCCCCAACGGCCTGAAGCACTTCGTCCGCTCACCTATGAGCACTAGCATGGACGCAGACTTCGACACAGGCAACAGCCGATATAAGGCTCGTGAGCGATACAGCTTCGGCGTATCTGACCCACTGGGTATCTTCGGTTCACCGGGCGCTTAATAAGCCAAAGGTGTTAGGATCGGGGGCTTCGGCCCCCTTTCTCTTATGGGTAGTAAAGATTTATGCCTAGACAAACTAAAGTAAAGCCAGAGTCGCAAGGCTCCCGATTATGCACTTCCTGCAACAAAGTTAAGATGCTGTCCCAGTTCGAGCACTTTAAAGAGGGGCAGGTACGGGGCGTTTGTCGGCACTGTGTGACCCTCCAAAGATCAAAGAAAACCTCTGCCACACCTGAAGCTTACATCCGAGTCTTAAACACGCAGCTAAAATCTCAGCGGATCAAACAGGGCGTCCAGTACGATTTAACTAACGAAGAAGTAGTAGACCTATGGGAGGCTCAAAACGGCAAGTGCGCGCTTTCTGGCGTCCTCATGACACATCAAAGAGATGGCACCTACGGTGACAGGAAGCCAAAAGAATTTAACGCCTCGATAGACCGTATAAACCCCCAAGGCCCTTACGTACGGGAAAACGTGCAACTAGTGACGGCTAGAGTAAATACTATGAAGCATACGCTAGGCGAAGAAATGTTCGTGTGGTGGGTAAAGAACATTTACGAGACCCGAATTAAGTGATACGTTGAAGTTGCAGTATCCCTTGAGAAGTTGGCCCGTCCCCACAGACGGGTCTTTTTTATTTGTGCATTACAGAAATAAGTGGTATATACTAAGAGAAATCCGGAACTAACCGGTGTATCTGACAGCTTCCGGCTGACGACATGCAGACAGATACGCCCCATAACTCGCATGTGAGGTTTCAAAATGGCTACAACTACCTTTTCAGGTCCCGTCGTTTCTACAAATGGTTTTGACTTTCCTATTGTAACTACGGCTAATCTCCCCGCTTTTGCTACTGTTTCTGCTGGTACGGTTTATATCGTCAGCGATAACGGTGCGGGCAACAATGAGTTTTGTCTAGTAATTAACACAGGCGCTGCTTGGGTTACTGCTGTTGGCGCTGCTCTTTCATAAGGAGCTAACTCATGGCTGATACAGTATCGACGCAAATAATCCAAGATGGCAGTAAGCAGGCGATCATTAAAGTTACTGCGGTTGTAGGAAATACCGACGTAGTAACTAGCACAATGGTTGATGTCTCTAGCTTATCGGTTGATCCGGTTAGCCGTAGAGCTTGTACTGGTGCTGTTCTGGCAAAGCTTGTGTACGTGGGTGTTGGAGTAGGGGTCAAACTAGAATGGGATGCTACGGCTAACGTTCTTATCTTTGATCTGCCCGTAAACTGGACGGAGGAGTACGACTTCACTGCCTTTACCGGTATACCCAACAACGCTGGAGCTGGTAAAACTGGCGACATAGTAGCAACTACAGTAGCTCCAACTGCTGGAGATACCTACACCTTTATATTTACTGTGAACAAGCAATATGGCTAAGCAAGTAGATAAAAAAGCGATGGCTTGTAATAAGCCAAGACGAACTCCGTCCCATGCTAAGAAGTCTCATGTAGTTAAGGCTTGCGAAGGTGGGAAGGAGAAAGTTATCCGCTTTGGTGAACAAGGTGCTAGCACTGCTGGTAAACCCAAGTCTGGCGAGTCTGCTAAGATGAAGGCTAAGCGCAAGTCGTTTAAGTCTCGTCACGGTAAGAACATCGCCAAAGGCAAAATGAGCGCAGCCTACTGGGCTGACAAAGTTAAGTGGTAGGAGGCTGTTATGTCTAGCTGTGGAACTAAACGTATGAATAAGGGCGGTCCTACTGGCATGCACAAAATGCCTGACGGTACCATGATGAAAGGCGCTAAGCACGGTATGAAAGCTGGCGGTTTGGCTATGGTAGAGAAGGGCGGCAAGAAAGTCCCATTCTACGCGGCTGACGGCGTAGGCAAGATGAACATGGGCGGCAAAGTCATGAAGTACAAAAAAGGCGGCTGTGTTGGGGATGGCTGTGCTATCCGAGGTCGCACTAAAGGTCGCATGGTATGATGAAGTGCCGAGGCATGGGCAAAATGAAGCCCATTACGTTTAAGAAGGGCGGTACGGTCAAAGATGATTGTTACCGCAAGGTGAAGGCGTCGTACAAAGTCTTCCCTTCTGCGTACGCCTCGGGTGCTATCGCCAAGTGCCGAAAGAAGAAAGCCAGTGGCCGTTCGTAAGACGGAGAAGGGCAAAGCCCTAAAGCGCTGGTTTAAAGAGGACTGGAAAGACGTTCGCACGGGTAAGAAATGTGGACGTAAAGAAGGCGAGAAGCGGGGAACCCCGTACTGTAGACCAAGTAAGAAGGTCTCCAGTAAAACGCCTAAGACCTCTGGTGAAATGACAGCGGCAGAGAAGAAGTCCCGAGTAGCGCAGAAGAAGCGCCTAGGGCAACCGGCAGGAAAACCTAAGCGTGTAGCTCCGCTTAAAAGGAAGAAGAAATAATGGCGACATCTGGCACAGCTA